GACCGCAGCGGCGGACTTGTAGGTCCGGTAGCGCTCGGCGGTGGACAAAACGCCCTGCTCTTTGGTGATGATTGCGACAACGTTCATGTTCGTTGCGGCGGCGGCCTTCCCCTCGGGCAACAAGGCCACATTGATAACGTTAGTAATTTCAGCCATTTATAGACTCCTCAAAAATTCGAGTTGTGCAGTGTCAATCCTCAAAGTGCCAATTGTCAAGGAATCGGAATAAAATGCCGACAATTCAACCTGGACCTGCTCGGTGTGCTGCGTCCCTACCAGGGCGGCAACGTTGGTCATCCGCTGGACGTGGCCGACCGTGACACCGTGTTCGAGTTGTAACTGCCGTGACCGTTCGGAATCGGCCAAAAGTTGGAACTTTACCGCCCTTCCCCAGGCATCTGCCCCCAAAAAATCAATCACAATCGGCAACCGGGAAAATCGGTCAAAGGTCGTTTTTTCGGCCTCACCATCGAATATCTCGCCCCTGGTTAGAGGCTCGGCAGGGGACAGGGCATCGACAGCGACTAGCTCGGTGTCGAAACTTTCACGCTCCCAGTCGATACGCCCGACCTTGATTTGGGCCTCCGGGATAGCCAGCAGGTCGCGGATAACCCGGGCAACTCTGACGATAGGGCTACTCATGGTGCCTCCGTTTCCTGCAAGACTGCCTTTCCGGTGGCCTCGCAGACCGCCTCAAAATAGCCGTATTGTGACCAATCGGCGACTTCGACGACTTTGTAATCTGCGGCCATCCAGTCAATGACCTCACCCAGGCGCACGCGCTCGGGCGTGTGGATCGTGATATGCGGTTGCGACCAATTCAGGGTGTCGGCATTCAGACTGGTTTTTTTCGTCGGTTGGACGACGGCAGGAATCGTCCGGACAGTGACAGACTCGGACAGGACAAAATCAACGGTTGTCCGGGCCAGCGTCTTGACTGTGACCGGCTGCATCCATCCTGTGAGGGCATTTTTGACGTTTGGTAACATCATTCGACCCTCCAGGTGATAGATTGTCGCAGGATCCCAGTGTCAACCAAGGGCGTCTGCTTTCCGCGCCTCTCTTTTGATTTCACGGTCGATGGGGCCAATGCAGGCCACATCCCGTAGCCGTTCGTTCGGAAAGCCTCGGTCGAATAATTCCGGGCTTTTGCGCCGACCAAGCCCAGGGCTTTTCTGGCGTCGACATTTTGGCCTGTCACAAGGTCAAACTGTTTCCCGATGAATTTTGCCAGATCTTTTCTGTACAACTCCATCGGCATCCGGAGCCAGGACCGACGGGGAATGCCTGCGCCGTATTCGTGGATAGCCCCTACCTCGATGACCGTCTGACCGCCCGGATAAACCCCGGACCCGGTACCTTCGGGCAGACCGACCTTGACCACCAAGCGCAGGGCATCATTGAGTTTTTTTTGGTAGTCTTGCAGCGTTTTCATGGTGTCGGTCGGCTTCATACGAAAAATGCCCTCCCTGCGGCCCTCGTCTGGGTCAGGAATAAATACCGTTGCCCGTATTTGGTGGCACCAAAAAACGCCGCAAGGTTGGTCGAGTCGGACTGTTGGGCGTAGGACTCAGAGACGCTTCCCACGGTCCGGCTGGTTGCAGTCGGCATCGCTGCCGCACCCCCCGAATCAACAGTCAGGAGGTGAGCAACGAGGTTTAGAATTATTTCACGGTTACAGTCGGAATACTGGCCTCCAAAATAGCACGGCCACACCGACACCTGGGCATCGATGGTGGCATTATCCCAGGTGGAAAACTCGGGATAGCGCTGTTTCAGATCAGAAGCCAGACTCACGATGCCCCCCTAGACCTGACGGAGAATGAATCCGCCCCTTTGCTGCAGCAAATCGAATCCGCCGATGCGGAACTTGGACTCGACCAGATAGGTAAACGGCGTCGGCTTGACGACTTCGCCGATGGTCAGTGGCAACGGGATCCGGATCTTTGCCACCTGCGGACTGGTAGACACGAACAGGGCCACGTCCTTGTTGCCGGTTCCGATGCCTGCGGCGTGGTGCGATGCAATGACCTGCAATCCGGGGAAGTTGGCCCTCAATGCGGCCATAACCGTCATAGCACTGTGGCCATCCACGGACAGTAAATCCTTATTGAGCCGATTCACAACCGCCGGACTGGTGATGATCGTGTTGGCCATGTATGAGCCGACGTTATTGACATTGCACCATTGGGTGGTTAGAG